ACGAACGCGATCTCGACCGGGTTCTCGGCGTCGGACATGTCCCAGGGCAACGTCGGCTCGATCTCGGGTCTGCCGGTCGTCGTGTCCGCCGGCTTCGACGCCGGGACGATGATCGTCCTGTCGACCGCCGCCGTCGAGGTCTACGAGGACCGCATCGGCAGCCTGCAGGTCGTCGAGCCCTCGGTCCTCGGCGTCCAGGTCGCCTACGCCGGCTACTTCGCCGACGTGATCATCGACGCCACCGCCATCGTCGAGATCACGAAGACCCCATGACCGAGAACGAGGAGCAGGGCGCCCAGTACGACGCGCCCAACCAGCAGGCGGTCGGTCTCGCCCCGCCGTGGGAGGAGGGCGAGGGCGGGCCGGCCGGCGAGCCGCCGGACCCGCAGCCCGACCCCGAGCAGCCGCAGCCCGACCCGCAGCCGGCGCCGGAGCCCGACCCGGAGCCCGAGCCGCAGCCGGCCAAGGCGAAGGCCAAGAAGGACGGCTAGGTGGCCTACGCCACCATCGACGAGCTGGCCGTGGCACTGCGGATCACGGTCACCGCCGCGAACCAGGCGGGCCTGCAGGCCTGCCTGGACGCGGCGGCGTTCGAGATCGACGACGCCATGGACCGCACCGACCCGTTGGACCCGGCCGACCCGCTCGCCAACCGGGTCAACATCCTCAGAGGGGTCGAGTGGTTCAAGGCCAACGACGCCGCGTTCGGCGTCATCGGCGTCTCGGACACCGGGACGCTGCAGGCGCCGAAGAACACGTTCCGCCGGCACAGCATCGCGCTGCTGCCGCACAAGCAGCTCTTCGGGGTCGCGTAGGTGGCGACCGCGGCCCTGATCCCGCTGGCCGGCCTGCGCCCGGCGGCCGCGGTCCTGCTCGCCCCGGAGGCCGACACCGACCCCTACGTCCTCACCGACGTCGTCGACAGCCTGACGCCGCCCGCCCTGATGCTCGGCTGGGACGACCCGTGGCTGCAGGCCGGCATCGCGAACGGCATCGCGACGATGGGGCCGTGCCTCTACACCGCCCGGATGCAGATCACCTGTGTCGCCGGCCGGTTGGAGCCGGGGGCCGGCATCGACGTCCTGGAGGCCCTCGTCTCCTTCGTGCTGGCCCGGATGCGGGAGGACCCGAACCCGTGGCCGCTGGACCGCGTCTCCGCGCCTCTGCAGCGCGACCTGAGTGCCGTGACCTATCTGGTCGCGGATGTCGTCTACGCCGTCCCCACAGCCCTGTAAGGAGTCCCTGCCGTGACCCAGCCTGCCGCCGAGCCGACCCCGCTGATCCTGACGAATGCCTCGCTGATGATCGACGACAAGGAGCTGGCCTGCGTCGCGTCCCATGTCGAGCTGTCGCCCGACGTCTCTGTGACGACCTTGGACACGTTCTGTGGGTCCAAGGACTATCCCGGCGTCGTCAAGTGGAGCCTCGTCGCGACGCTCTATCAGTCCTTCGACCCGGACTTCACCGAGGAGACCCTCGACGCCGTCTGGACCGCCTACAAGGCCGACGGGTCGACCGCCGCGTTCCGGGTCTGCGGCTACCGCGACCAGCCCGTCTCGGCCACGAACCCGGAGTGGACGGGTGAGGCGATCCCGCAGCCGTGGAGCCCGATCAACGGCGACGCCGGCGACGCGAGCACCGTCGACCTGGAGTGGTCGATCGTCGGGGAGCCCACGAAGAACATCGTCCCCGTCCCGTAGGGGCAGGAACCTCACCCATGCCCGGCGAGGGCGTCGACGTCAAGATCCGTGGGGTCCGGCAGCTGTCGGCCGGCACCCGGCAGCTGTTTCAGAACATCGACCGGGCGACCGTCTCGGACGCCGTCCGCGTCAGTGCCGAGCAGACGGCCGCCACCATCCGCTCGAGGGTGCCCGTCCGGACCGGCGCGCTGCGCGCCTCCGTCCGCGACGAGATGCACGGCAAGAAGGGCTCCGTCGTGATGGGCGCCGGCCTGCGGTACGCCGGCTGGATCGAGTACGGCACATGGGGCGGGCGCAAGGGACCCAGGCGGGGCCGCTACGTCTGGCCGACGGCCAAGCGGACCGAGCGGGCGTTCATCAAGCACTGCCAGACCGCGACCGAAGGCGAGATCAAGGGGATGAGATGGCCCACGCCGCGATGACCAACGGCGCGCTCCCCGAGGAGGTGACGCTGCGGGCGGCGGAGATCGCCAACCCCCGGTTCACGCCCCGCGAGCTGCGGCTGATCCGCGAGCACACCGGCGTCAGCCTCTCCAAGGTGCTCGCCGACGAGGACTCCGACGACAAGTTCGTCATCTTCGGCTGGCTGAAGCTCCGGCGTATGGGCTACGAGGTCGACTGGGACGCGATGGACGACATCGTCCTGTCCTTCGACATGGCCGACGCCGCCGTGGACCCTACGAGCGGGCGGCCGCCCACAATCTCGCCGTCTTCTGCCGGTATTGGCGGATGACCCCGCGCCAGGTCGACGAGCTGTCCGACGTCGAGCTGGCGGCATTCTGGAAGTACCTCGAGGACGAGGCCCGCGCCGCCCAGCGCGAGGCCCGCAAGGCGCGCAGGAGGTAGGCGATGGCGAACCCCGCCATCATCGTCGACTTCATCGCCAACACCGACAAGCTCGCCGCCGGGTTCAAGACGGCGGGCGGCCAGGCGGAGGGGTTCGGCGGAAAGGTCAAGAGCCTCGGCAAGAAGGCGCTCGTCGCCGGCGGGGCTGCCGGGTTCGCCGCCCTCGCCGGCGCGGTGAAGGTCGGAGTCGACGAGATGACCGAGGCCGCGACGGTCTCGGCGCAAACCGGGGCGGCGATCAAGAGCACCGGTGGGGTGGCGAACGTGACCGCCGGGCACGTCGACAAGCTCGCGACGTCGCTGATGAAGAAGTCGGGCGTCGACGACGAGGCGATCACGTCCGGCGAGAACCTGCTGCTCACGTTCACCAACGTCCGCAACGAGGTCGGCAAGGGCAACGACGTCTTCGACCAGGCCACGACCGCCGCGCTGGACATGTCGACCGCGCTCGGGACCGACATGAAGACCGCGGCGACCCAGTTGGGCAAGGCGCTCAACAACCCCAAGGAGGGCCTGTCGAAACTGACGCGGTCGGGGGTGACGTTCACCGACCAACAGAAGGACATGGTCAAGAAGCTGCAGGAGTCCGGAGACACGCTCGGCGCGCAGAAGATCATCCTCGGCGAGGTCAACAAGGAATTCGGCGGGTCGGCGGCGGCGGCCGGGAAGACGCTCCCGGGTCAGATCAACATCCTCAAGGAGTCCTTCTCCAACCTGGCCGGCGAGCTGGTCCAGACGATGATGCCGGTGCTCACCACGATCACCACGTTCTTCGTCAAGAATCCGGGGATCGCCAAGGCGATGGCCATCGGCGTGATGGGCATCGCCGCCGCGATGGTCCTGCTCAACGTCGCGTTGGCGATCACGACCGCGCTCGCGACACCGTGGATCGCCGCCGCCGCCGGCATCGCGATCGCCGTCGGGGTCGTCGCCATCGGCCTCGTCGAGGCCTACAAGCACTCCGAGACCTTCCGGGACATCGTCAACGGCGTCTTCGACGCGGTGAAGACGGCGGCCGGCGTGCTGTTCGGGTTCTTCAAGTCGACGTGGCCGCTGCTGCAGGCCATCCTGACGGACCCGATCAAGACCGCCGCGTCGATCATCAACGGCATATGGGGCGCGCTGAAGTCCACGGCGAGCAGCACGTGGAACGCGATCAAGGGGACCATCTCCGGCGTCCTCGGCGCCATCACGAGCGCCGTGTCGAGCGCCGCCGGAGCCATCAGCGGCGCCATCTCGGGCGCCTGGACGGCGGTCCGCAACGCCACGAGCACCGCGTGGGGCGGCGTCCGGGGCGTCGTCGAGGACGTCGTCGGGGACGTCAAGCGCGCCGTCACGGGCCTCGGGACATGGATCAGCGGCTGGGCCTCCGGGACGTTCGCCGCGATCATGAGCCGCGTCGGGGGGTTCTTCGACCGCATCGCCGACGGCGCCCGCGACGCCGTCGCCTCGGTGCAGCGCAACATGAACGCGATCGTCAACGCGGTGGAGTCGATCATCGGCCGCGTCGAAGGTGCGGCGCGGGGAATCGCGAACGCGATCAGGACCCCGATCAACGCGGTCATCAACGCCTGGAACGGCCTCGCGTTCACGATTCCCCGGGTCAACATCCCCAAGCTGAAGATCGGAAAGAAGACGTTCGGGGGCGGCGGCTTCGGCGGCCAGACGATCGCCTTCCCGAACGTCAGCCCATTGGCGAAGGGCGGCATCGTCACCAGCCCCACCCTCGCCCTGATCGGCGAGGCCGGCCCCGAGGCCGTCGTCCCGCTGGACAAGATGCCCTCCCCGTCGGTGCAGGTGCGGGTGTTCATCGGCGACCAGGAGCTCACGAGCCTGGTCCGCACCGAGATCGTCAACTCGAACACGGGCCTGGCCCGGGCACTGCTGGCCGGCTGATGGCGTTCACCGCGACAGTCGAGCCGGAGGTCAAGAGCGTCCGCCTGGACTACACCGCGCCCGCCCTGACGGTGTCGGTGACGATCACCCGCACCGGTCCGTCCGGCGTCCCGGCGACGGTCCGCAACTGGCAGGCCGAGCCCGCCGTCCCCGGGCCGATCATCGCGAGAGATTTCGAGGCGCCGATCGGCGTCCCGCTGACCTACACGGCGCAGTCCTTCAACGTGGCCGGGGCGGTCATCGACACCGCCACCGCGACGATCACCGTCCCGTCCGCCGGCTGCTCGGACACCTGGCTCAACGACCTCGCCCGGGTCAACAACAGCATGCTCGTGACGATCGAGTCGCTGCCCGACCTCGACTTCCCGGTCCCCAACTCGGTGCACGAGATCATCACCCGCCGCGCCCCGATCGTCGCCTCGGACATCGGCCACACCCCGGCCTTCGAGCTGAGCGTCCTCACGCAGTCACTGGACGACCGCGACCAGGCCCGGGCGATCCTCGCCAACGGCGTCCCGGTCCTGCTCCGCACGCCGCCCGAGGACGGCATCGGCAACCTCTACTTCTCGGTGCTCGGCGTTCACGAGCAGCGGATCGTCACGAACGGCACCGTCCCGGACCGGCGGTTCGTCATCTCCGGCCGCCAGGTCCAGCGCCCCGACCCGGGCCTCTACGCCCCGATCGGGATCGCCACCTACAACCACGTCAAGGCGACGTTCGCGACCTACGCGGCGCTCAAGGCCGGCCGGGCGAGCTACGACGCCGTCCTCTACGACTGGGCCGGGTCCGCGCCGTCGGACATCGTCCCCGGGCTCCCCGACGACGTCTGATGCAGCCCGCGAGCTCAGAGTTCCTCGCCTCGCTGCGCTACAGCCACGTCATCGCCGCGTCGGTCGACCTGATCTGGCCCGGCATGGCGGACGCCGACGCGGTCAGCGTCCCCGTCGAGTCCGGCCAGGTGACGATCGACCGGACCGCTCAGAACCGCCGCTCGGGCAGCATCCGGATCCCGTGGTCGCTGCAGGCCGGCTTCGACCTCGGCGTCGACGTCCGCGACCTCCCACTGGGCGGCTACGCGATCGTCAAGCGCGGCCTGCGCTACGCCGACGGCTCGACCGAGCTGATGCTCCTCGGCCGCCTCCGCGTCGAGTCCGTGAGCTGGGGCACCCTGGAGGCGTCCGCGAGCCTCGAGCTGGCCGACCGCAACGCCCAGATCCGCGACGAGCCCTTCACCGCCCCCTATGCCGCGCTGGGGAAGACCCCGCACGGCGCCGCCGTCGAGATCGTTCAGGCCGTCTTCGGATCCTCGATCGCCTATCGCACGCCGTTCACGCCGGGCGGGACGCTCGGGGACATCACGTGGACGGCGGAGCGAACCGAGGCGCTCTCGCAGCTCGAGCAGTCCTACGGGGCCGAGACCTACTTCGACGCCGCCGGCGACTTCGTCTTCGCCCAGAAGCCCCAGGACACCGACCCCGTGGTGTGGACGGTCGACGCCGGCGACCTCGGCGTGATGGTCGACGCCCGCGAATCGCTGGACCGCACCGGCGTCTACAACGGCGTCGTCGTCAAGGGCCAGGCGCAGGCCGACCTGCCGCCGGTGTCGGCGCTGGCCACGTTCGACGAGGCGGGCTCCCCGATCCGCTGGGGCGGCCCGTTCGGTCACGTCGCGATCCTCGCCGACTCGACCACCGTCACCACCCCGGAGGAGGCGCAGGCCGCCGCCGACAGTCTCCTGCGCCTGCGCCTCAAGCAGACCCGCAGCCTCGAGCTGATCGCCGCCCCGAACCCGGCGCTCGAGGCCGGGGACACGATCGAGGTCGTCTTCCCCGACGGGCGCGCCGAGCAGCACCTCATCGACGCCGTGACGATCGACCTGGCCACGGCGGCGCAGAGCATCGTGACCCGCACCCAGTTCGCCCCGGCCGCCGAGCTGCGGCCGGCGCGGCCGGTCTTCGCGATCGGCCAGTTCGGGACGATGTGATGAGCACCCCGGCGACCCGCTCCCTGCCGGCCGTGCTGCGCAGCCTCACCGCCGCCGCCGACGGCGCCCGCGTCGTCGTCGGTAGCTACACCGGCGCCACCCCGTCGAGCAGCCGCTACAGCGTCGTGTCGCTCGACGGTCAGACGCTCGAGGTGCCCAAGGCCCCCGGCGAGGCGGCCGGCAAGGCGGCCTACATGCTCGCCTGGCCCGGCCGGCTGCTGCTGCTCGGCAGCGGCGGCGGGACCGCCGGCCCGCAGGGCCCCCCGGGCCCCACCGGGCCGACGGGGCCTGCGTCGACCGTCCCCGGCCCGACCGGGCCCCAGGGACCCAAGGGCGACACCGGCGCCCAGGGGATCCAGGGCCCGCAGGGCGCCACCGGCCCGCAGGGCGCCTCCGGTGCCTCCACGTTCGTGTCGGGCAGCGGCGCGCCGGCCGCCGGCACCGGGGTCGACGGCTCGATCTACCTCGACACCGCCAGCGGGCGCATCTGGGGGCCGAAGGCCGCCGGCGCCTGGCCCGGCACGGCGTTCGCCCGGGCCGTGCCGCTGAACCCGACCTACGCCCAGATCACCAGCGGATAGGAGCACCGCATGCCGAC